GGTCTGTGATGCAAGTTGTAGTGCGTCAAGCGGTTCTTCTTTTCGGCGAGCGTTACAGTGTTGGCTTGCGGGATATTCCCGCAGGTCATTGCTGTGGTGCAGATTGGGATTACGCGCTCAAGTGTGGTTATGTTGTACCGCAGGAGAGCGCGAAACCTGCTGAAAAAATTGAACCGGCTGTAGAAGAAAAACAAGAAAAGCCCGAAAAGAAAAGCAAAAAAGCTGAGGGTTAATTGTGGACGTTGCAGGTTTCCGCGCTAATTTTCCAGAGTTTTCGGATGCTACAAAGTATCCGACAACTGAGATTGAATTTTGGGCGGACTCTGTGGCTGTGAACATTATTGATGCAAGCCGGTGGGGTAACTCTTACTCTGCCGGTTTGCAGTTAATTGTTGCACATTATTTAGTTTTGCAATCGCTGGACAAAAAAGCTGCTGCAACTGGCGGTGTGACGACTGGCGGTGTTATTGCGAGTAAGGCAGTGGGTTCGGTAAATGTGTCTTACGATAACAGTGTGGGTGCTATTGATGGTGCTGGCGATTGGATGCGTACTAGTTACGGTCGCAGGTTCTACAATTTATCGCGATTATTTGGCGCGGGTGCGGTGCAGTTATGAGCGTATCTGTTTTAGTCGATCACACAAAAGAATTGATGGCGACGCTAGAAAAGCTGGCGAAAGTCGGCAGTATTTTTGTCGGTGTGCCGGAGGAAAAAGCATCGAGAAAAAGCAGCGAGATGAACAATGCAACGCTTGCTGCAATCCATGAGCTTGGCTCACCTGCCGCGAATATTCCTGCTCGCCCATTTCTCAAGATTGGCATTGCGAAAGCGCAGAAAGAATGCGTGAACATTTTGGGTGTTGGTGCTGCTAAGGCACTTACCAATTTTGACGCTGGCGATTTGGTTAAAGCTCAGGACAAAGCAGGTTTAGTTGCGCAGAATAGTGTGCGCGGTGTATTTACCGGTGGTGAATTGAAGCCGCTTGCCGAGTCTACGTTAAAAAAGAAAGGTAAAAAAACCACGCCGCTTATTGATACCGGCAGCCTTCGCACTTCAATTAGTTATGTGGTGCGCTGATGGCTATTATTGACGTGACAGAGTTGCTCGGTGATGCGGATTTTGTCGATTCGTTCTCAGTGATTCGCCGCGTCAATTCCGTGAATAATTATGGCGAGAATGTATTATCAGAATCAACCATCTCTGCTGTTGGCAGCATTCAGCCTGCCAGCCCTGACGACATGCAGAGGCTTCCTGATAGTGTACGGCGTAGAGATGCCATAACGGTTTACAGCGTGACGCGCATTAGTCCTGACGCTTATCCTGATGTAGTTGTCTGGAATGGAAAAAAATATCAGGCGCAAACTTCTGAGGATTTCGGGAATTACGGCGCTGGCTACACAAAAGCAATTTGTACTTTAATTGAAGCTGGGAATGGTGGCGCTACGCCGCCTCCTGTGCCTTAGGGTTGTGAGATATGGCTGACAGTTCTACAGGCGGTTATTTGCCACCAAACAATCTTCCAGATGCAGATAAATTATTGCACCGAGTTTTGCATGGTTATGTTGTTGGTGTGACTGGATTGATTGCTGGTAATGTTAGACCTCGCTGGCAGAAAAACCCTCCAGAAATACCTGCGAGCAATGTTGACTGGTGTGCGTTTGGAATAACTGAAATTAGTGGTGGGCATCCGTATCAGGTTCAGGTAAATGTTGGTGGTGAAGAAACAAAAGCAAATTTAATTCGTGACGAATTGATTACATGCCAAGCAAGTTTTTACGGTGAGAATAGCGGTTTATATTCCGAGCGTTTGGTGTTAGGGTCTAGCATTGCACAGAATCGAGAGGCGTTATATTTGCAAGGTTTTTCTGTGATTTCTGCAACGACTATCTTGCGAAGCGCAGAGCTGGTGGATGATGTGTGGTTAGATCGTCAGGATATAGAAATAATTTTCGGGCGGCGCGTTGTTGTTGAATATAACGTGCTGCATTTTTTGGGCGCCGCTGGAACTATGGAGACAGAGACAGCGGCAGAAAGTTGGAAAGTAGAGGGTTAAAAAAATGGCTACAGGGTTAAGTGTTAATCGTTTAATTCGCACAAGTGTAAATCTATCACCGGTTGCCGCTGCGCGTCGTGGATTCGGTACGCTGCTGGTGTGTGGTGATAGTGATGTGATTGATGTTGTAGAGCGCATTCGTTCTTATACAACATTAGAAACAGTTGCTACAGATTTCGGTACAAGTGCACCTGAATACAAAGCGGCTGTATTGTATTTCTCTCAATCGCCACGCCCTACCACTTTGATGATTGGTCGATGGGCTCGCAATGCCACCCCTGCAATTTTGCGCGGCGGTGCGTTGAATTCTACCGAGCAAAACATTGCAACATGGAACGCCATTACCAATGGTGGTTTTAATATCACGATTGGCGGTGTGGCGAAAAACGTCACTGCCTTGGATTTTTCTGGTGCTGCCACTCTGACGGCTGTAGCTGCTTTGATTCAAGCGGGCATTTCCGGCGGTGTTGCTACCGTAGAATGGAACGGTTCACAGTTTGTTATTGAGTCAACTGCAACGGGTGCTAGTGCAACGATTACTTATGCAACCGCTGGGAGTGGAACCGACATTTCTGCAACGCTTAAATTGACAAGCGGCACGGCTTCTACTGCGCCGATTGCAGGTCTGGCCGCTGAAACTGCATTGCAATGCACCGCAGTAATGGCTGATAAGTCTGCAGTGTGGTATGGCTTGACGTTTGCTGCATCAACTCAACCCGACACACAGAGTCACTTAGATGTAGCGGCGTATATTTAAGGCGTTGATCTTGATCGCATGTACTTTGTCACCACTCAAGATGCTGGCGTGATGGATTCTGCTGATACATCTAACATTGCTGTGGATTTAGAGGCGCTCGCTTACAAGCGCACTTTCCTGCTGTATTCAGGCAGCAATGCTTATGCTGCTGTTAGTGCGTGTGCGCGTGAATTTGCTGTTAATTTTAATGCGAATAGATCAAGAATCACGCTGATGTACAAAACAATGCCTGGCGTTGTTGCTGAAGTGAGTACAGAATCACAGGCGCAGACGCTAAAGGCTCGCAAGTGTTCTGTGTTTGTTGAGTATGTAAACGATACTGCCATCATTCAGTACGCGGCGATGGCGAGCGGTCATTTCATTGATGAGATTCACGGCTTGGCTTGGCTGAAAGATGCGGTGCAAAACGCGGTTTACAATTTGCTGTACCAAAGCAAAACAAAAATCCCGCAAACTGACGCTGGGCAGAATCAGATTGTCGGTGTGATTTCCGGCGTTATGCGTGAAGCATTAAACAATGGTTTGATTGCAGAGGGTCAGTGGAACGCGGATGGTTTTGGTCAGTTGGAGCGCGGTCAAATGCTGAACAACGGGTTCTACATTTTCACGCAGCCGATGGCTTTACAAGATCAAAGCATTCGTGAGCAGCGTATCGCACCTCCGATTCAAGTTGCTATCAAATTGGCTGGCGCAATTCAAGAATGCGATGTGATCATCGATGTTAACCGCTAATTATTTGGAGTAAAAATATGAGTACTTATTCTTTTCTGGATGTAAACGCGGCGATTAGCGGCGTTGGTGGTAGCGTCATTCTTGGCAACGGTTCAGGCGCTGCCGAGGAAGGCATCACGATTGCGATGGTGGATGATAAATCCGCAATGACCATTGGTGCCGACGGTCAAGGTATGCACTCACTGAGCGGATCACGCGCTGCCACAGTGACTTGCCGATTCCTGAAAACTTCGCCGGTTAATGCGCTGCTGATGGCAATGTATAACCTGCAAACTGCAAGCAGTGTGACTCACGGTAGAAATACTATTGTCGTTACTGATTTCGGTCGAGGCGATACGATAACAATGACTGGCGTAGCGTTCAAAAAAGCGCCGGACATTAACTACGCGAAAGATGGCGGTACTCACGAGTGGGTATTTGACGCTATAAATGTTGTGCATGTTTTGGGTATTGGTGTTCCAGAGGTGTAATGCGTGGACTTTGAGCTGAACGGCAAAGAGTATCGGGCTGGCGTTATTGACGCGAGAAAACAATTTCATATTGTTCGCAGACTTGCGCCGATTTTTGGCAACATGGCGGCGGGTGGTGATACCGCTGTCATGCTTGCGAATGCAATCGGTTCGCTATCGGATGATGACGCAGATTATGTTTTGTTCGGATTGCTTGCTGTTGTGAAGCGCAAAGAAGATAACGGCTTGGGTTGGTCGCCTGTGTCGAATAAAACGCAGATGATGTATGCGGAAATCACGATGGCTGAAATGTTGCAGTTGGCGTTCAAAAGTTTTGAAGCGAACATGCATGATTTTTTTTCCGTCAGCCGCTCGGTTTTGAGCCAAGCGAACCCTACACAAAACGCGGAGTAGTTTGGGTTAGTTTGCCGAGCGGTGAGGATTGGTTGTGGCGACCTGTAGCCGAGGGGATGTGTAAATACGAGTCGGTTATTGATGGCACTTTAACGCTGGCGGATATTGCAACGATGAATGACATTTTATCGGTTAAGTGGGAAAACGAAAAACGATTTCATGAGGCGAACAAGTGAGCGCAACGGTATTAAAAGAGTTTCTCGTTAAGCTAGGATTTGAAACCGACAAAGGCGGGATGTCTAAGTTTTCTTCCAGTGTTGCGGATGCTGTAAAGATTGCCGCGACGATGGGATCTGCTGCATTGGCTGCCGCTGGTGCAGTGACGGCTTTTGTAACGAGTGTTGCAGACTCTATTGATAACTTAGCAGATGTATCTGGTCGCACAGGAGAGGCGGCTAGTGAGCTTGATAAGCTGGGCTATATTGCAACGCTAACGGATTCCAGCATTGAGGCATCCAATGCCAGCGTAGAAAACTTGTCAAAAAATATCGGCGATGCAGCGATGGGTATGGGTCGCGCCCAAAAGGTTTTTGAGGAATTGGGAGTATCGGTTAAAAAAGAAAACGGTCAGATAAAAACCGCTGCTGAAATGATGGTGGAATTAAAAGATAAAATGCAAGGAATGGGGAAAGGTCAGCAACTAGCCATCATGGACAGGCTGGGCATTGATAGAACCATGATCGGCATGATGACGCAGGATGTGTCTGGCCTTGCTGCCGAGTATGACGCGATGCAGAAGGCGGCAGGGTTCAGCATGGAGGAAGCTGCAAGTTCTGCTAGTGATTACATGGACGCAATGAATAAATTGAAGCTGTTGTTTGCAAAATTGATGCAAGCTGTGGCTGTGCCATTTTTCAAAGGAATGACAAGGGGCATGGAAACGATGCGAAAAATGTTGGTCGACAACATGCCGCGCATTGTTGCTGTGATTACGCCGGTGATAAAAGTTATTTTGATTTTAGCCGATGTTTTTTTAGCGGCGGCGCAAGGGATTGTGAGCGCGATTAGTTTTGTTATTTCGCCATTGATGGAATTAAACAGAATGCTAGGCGGTGTACCTGCTTATATTTTGGGCGCTGCTGTTGCGTGGAAAGTGTTATCTGCGGCATTCTCGGCATCACCGATTGGCGTTGTTGTTGCGGGTATTATGGCTTTGATTGCAGCAATCGTTTTGCTGAAAGAAGATTTTGATGTATGGAAAGCTGGCGGTGAATCGTTGATAGATTGGGAGCTGTGGGTTCCTGCAATCGAGGCGGCGCAAGGAGTGCTAGAAGGGTTCCGCGGATTCTTGACGGATTGGTTTTCTGCGCTTGGCGCGATGTTCCAAGCGTTGTTTGCGTTGCTGTCCGGCGACTTTGCGGGCGCGTGGGAAGGCGTGAAAAACATGCTCGGCAGTGTTATTGATATGTTTTCAGGGTTAATCAATATCGCCTCGAAAGTTGGAGGCGTTATCAGATCGGTTGCTGGTGGTATTTCTGCTATTGTCGGCGGTAAATCTGCATTGACTCCAAACCCTGCCGCAGGTGCTAGTGGTCAAACGAATCAAAATGTAAACCAGCAAACCGTGATAAATGTCAACGGTGCTGGTGATCCAAAAGCCGTAGGTAATGCGGTGGCTGGTCAGCAGTCAGGTGTTAATAATCAAATGCAACGCAATCTACAGGGTGCAGTGCGGTGAGCTGGTTAAATAGCAATGCCGAGTTTTTGCCGCGCAGGAATGTAGGCGGGTGGGTTGCGAGCGTCACGATTTCTGAAAGTGCGTCCGATGATTTGGAGATAACCCAACATCCAGTGCAGGACGGCGCAGCGATTACCGACCACGCATACAAAAAGCCCGTGATGTTGTCTATTGAAGTTCAGTATTCGGACAATCTGACGGGCGTGCCGATTGATGAACAATACCGCAGGCTGTTGAGATTGCAGAATACCCGAGATCCGATTGATGTCGTGACTGGTAAGCGCATTTATCGCAACATGCTAATCAAGTCGATTTCCGAAACAACGGACAAAACTACTGACAAGGTTTTGAGCATTAAAATGGATTTGCAGGAGATTATTTTAGTTGCTGTTTCTACTGTAAAAATACCGGCATCGTCACAAAAAAAAGCAGCGCAGAAAGAGCCGAAAAGAACGGGGCAAACTGAGAACGGCGGGGCGCGAAAAGGAGAGCCAACGAATACAACCGCGCCTGCAAAACCACAATCAAGACTAGCGGGGTTTGTGCGTGGCTGATGTAATCACAAAAATACCGATGACGGCAATCCCGCAACGCTTTAGAGTGGACATGGCTGGCGTAGAATACGAAATAGTCTCACGCTGGAATGGTGCGGTATCGTCATGGGTTTTGGATTTGTACGATGCGAATCGTGATCCGATGATAATGTGTATCCCGATGGTGTGTGGGATTGATTTGCTCTCACAGTATGGATATTTGAATATCGGCGCAGAGCTGTGGGTGTTGACTGACGGAGATGATACCGCGCCACCTACGATAGATAATCTGGGTTCTGAATCCAATTTATTTTTGGTGGTGCGCGGTGAGTGATATCCAATACAAACGCACCTGTAATCTGATAGTATCTGATGCTGCTGGCAGTGGATTGGATTTGTCGAATCTGACTATAAACTTTGCCATTAAAAAAACAGACGGACAATCTCCAAACACTGCCAGCATCAAGGTCTATAACCTTTCAGATGAAACCGCAAAACAAATACAAAAAGAGTTCACGCGGGTGGTGTTGCAAGCGGGTTACGAATCAAACCACGGCATTGTATTTGACGGCAATGTTAAAGCTGTAACGCTTGGTCGTGAGAATGTTGTGGATAGTTATATTGATATTCAAGCGGCGGATGGTGACGAGGGTTACAATTTCTCTGTAGTGAACGCGACATTATCGGCAGGCGCAACGCAGCGAGACCAAATAAAGGAAACAGCGAAAGCAATGAAGCAGTTTGGCGTTGCTGAGGGTCATGTTGATAGTGCCACTGATACGCCGCCATTGCCTCGCGGAAAAGTGATGTATGGAAACGCAAGAAAATATAACCGGCAATCGGCGCAATCGACGGGATGCAGTTGGTCAATTCAAAATGGCAGGGTGCAAGTTGTTGCACTGAAAGGTGTACTACCTAATACAGCCGTGCAGTTGAATAGCCGCTCTGGTTTGGTGGGAACTCCTGAGCAAACCAGTGACGGAATAAAGTTCCGATGCCTGATAAATCCGGCGATAGTTGTTGGTGGTGCAATTCAGATAAATGAGCGAGACATTCAAGCGGCAAAGTTAGATGATAATGCAAGCGGGCAGCCCGACAGCGCAGAAAAAAAAGAACCGGTCGAGATTACTGCTGATGGTTTTTATCGCGTTGTTAGCTTGGATATAGCAGGTAATTCACGCGGTAATGATTGGTATATTGATGGGGTATGTGTGCCGCTTGGCGATACTCCAGATGGCAAAAAGGTTACAGGCAATGGCTGATAGACGCGAGAAATACGACGACCCAGAGGAAGCGTTACGCTCAGCAATGGAGGACGCGCAGGCGAATATGTGGACGGCGTTACCTGCAACGGTGACGGCTGTAGATTTGGTTGCACAGACAATTTCAGCGCAGCCGAATGTAAAAGGGTCGCAATCAAAACCTGATGGTAGTAGCGAAAGTATATCCATGCCGATGTTAGTTGATGTGCCGATCTGCTGGCCGCGTGCCGGTGGCTTTGCGGTGACGCTACCGATCAAAGCCGGTGATGAGGTGTTAATTGTTTTTGCGTCTAGAGCAATAGATGGATGGTGGCAGAGTGGTGGCGAGCAAGAACCCGTCGAATCGCGAATGCATGATTTGTCTGATGGGTTTGCTATTTTTGCACCGACAAGCCAAGCAAAAAAATTAACAAATGTGCAGGATGATGGAATAGAAATACGGTTAGAGGATAGGTCGGCATTTTGGAAGATGGACGAAAACGGTGATATATATTGCACATTTGGCACGATGTATTTAACTGGCGATATTGTGCAAGTGGGAAATCAAACTATAACCGGCGACACGGCGCAGACTGGAAAAATTGTAGCGACTGACGATGTAAAAGCTGCCACTATTTCGCTGAAAAATCACGGGCATTTTGCTTTGGATAATGTAACGCCGCTTGCAGGGAAGCCAAAACCATGAGATACAGGAAATTAGACGGCGCCGGTGATATGTTGTTCGGTCATCAGTTGCAAGATTTTTATATTGACGATTCGCTTGCGGTTGCTCAGGCTGTAAAAACAAGGCTGGCATTGTGGCTTGGCGAGTGGTATCTGGATTTGGAAGATGGTACTCCGTGGCAAAATGGCATCCTCGGAAAGGGTACTGATGTGACTGCCGATGCGTTATTGCGTAGAAGGATTTTAGAGACAGAAGGTGTTGTTGAAATAGTTGACGGCACTTATTTTTCCACGCTTGACAGAGATACTAGAACGCTATCGGTTGCGTGTACAATCGAAACAATTTATGGCACTGCACAGGTGAGCGCGTGAACATCACAGATTTAATTTATATCGATCAAGACGGGTTCCACTTTCCCGATTTCCCTACGCTGTTTCAGCGGTATCAGGATGCGTACCGTGTGATTTATGGTGCTGATATATACATTGATGCGGATAGTCAAGATGGTGCATTTTTGGCTTTATTTGCCCAATCCGTTTACGATTTGTGCAATGTTTTTTCCGGCGTTTATACCAGCTTTTCTCCGGCGCTTGGTATCGGTGACGCATTAACTCGCAATGTGGCAATCAACGGAATCACTAGACGCGCAGCCACGCACTCTACTGCTGATGTGCATGTAGTCGGCACGGTTGGCACTACGATTGCTGCGGGAAAAATCAGGGACGCACTGGGCAACTTGTGGAGCATCCCGACTAATACAGTCATTCCGGTCGGCGGCACTATCACAGTTACCGCTACTTGTGACACAGAGGGCGCGATAACTGCCGCTGCTGGCGCGTTGAATCAGATCGGTACACCGCAGGGGGGGTGGGTGTCGGTCACGAATCCACTGGCTGCTGTGGCGGGTGTGAACGCTGAGACAGATGCAGAGCTAAGATTAAGACAACAGCTATCAACAATGATCACCGCATACGATACGGTTGGCGCAATCGAGTCAGGCATTGCGGATGTGGACGGCGTGACTGAGCAAAGGGTGTATGAGAATGATACTAATAGCACCAATTCTGATGGGTTGGTTGCTCACACAATTGCAGCGGTTGTGTTGGGCGGTGACACACAAGACATTATCGACGCTATTGGTGACAACAAACCGCCGGGCTGCGGCACTCAAGGAACGACTACAGGTAGCTATACAGACTCGCGTGGCGTTGTTAAGACGATCAATTTTTATCGACCTGCCGGCGTAGGAATTAAAGCGACTGTTGCTATTACTGCTCTGACGGGTTATGTCAGCGACTACGAGACAGAGTTAAAGCAGTCGATTGCCGACGCAATAAATGCGCTGGCGATTGGTGAGGATGTTTTAATCACGCGATTATTTGCTCCTGCAACTTTGAACGGTTTGGACGGCGGAAAAACTTACAACCTTACTGATTTGAAAATTGCGAAACTTGCTGATGCGCCAGCGTTTGCGGATGTCACTATTGCTTATACCGAAATGGCAACCTGCTCTGTGTCTGACATTACGGTTACAGTGACATGATTGGTTATAGCGTAGAAAATTATTTGAATTTAATTCCGGCGCAGCACAGGAATCAGCCTAGATATTCTGCGACTGTGAGCGAATCTATAACACCTGTAGTTGCAATGCAGGATGTTGGGGTTTCTACACTGCAAACGATCAATGTCGAAACTTCTAGGGGTGTTCAGCTTGATTGGATTGGGTTGTGGGTTGGCGTTTCCAGACGGGTTCCCCTGCCGATTTCTGATGTGTATTTTTCGTGGCAAGTTTCTATCCCAACGGGATGGGATGCGGGCATTTGGCGAGGCAAGCACAGTGCAGGAACCGCTTTACATGATTTGCCTGATGACTATTACCGTCGGATCATCAAGGCCAAGATTCAGGCTAATATAAGACGTAGAACTACCGACGATATTTATGCGATTTTTGATGCGGCTTTTCCGTCCAAAATCATCACTATCACAGATAACTTAGACATGAGCATGGTGTTGAATTACACTATTGCAGATTTTGATGCTTTCGGGATTGCGCTCATAGAGAACGATTTGATTCCTGTGAAAATTGCGGGCGTAGGCATCACATACAATGGGGTTTGATTATGGCAACGAATGAGATTTTACAGTTTGGCGCAAGCGCTACTGGTGGGGATATTCTCGACCAAGCAGCATACACGGCTGACGCTGAAAGAACAGGCGGGCATCAAGTCGGAATTGCGCGAAACGAGCTAGAAAATAAAGTGCTTCTGCAAGTGTCAACGATTTCTGCTGCGCTTGCCCAGTATGTTGCAGACTCTCAGACAAACAACATTGCCGATAGCGTTGCTGTTGCTACGCTTGCAGATTATATAGAGCAAGCCGTGAGAAATACTGCAATCATGTACGCGGTTGCAGGCGGTACAAGTGATGCAATTACCGCTACTTTTTTTCCTGCTACCGATCAGTTGACAGACGGCAGGTTGATGATTGTGCGTTGCAACACGGCGAACACTACCACTACCCCGACATTTAACCCCGATGGCTTAGGTGCAAAGCCGATTGTGAAAGGTTCAAATAATCCGCTGGAAATTGGTGATATTTCCGGCTTGGGTTTTCATTTAATTTTGTCCTACGATTCTGCATTAGATAAGTTTGTGCTAAACAATCCAGCACGCGGTGTAAGTTCAACCACTTCGCCTAGACAGATTTTTTCCGTTGTAGATTCAAAGCCCAACGGCGTGGATGGTGGCACTTTTACTGCTGGAAGTTGGCAGACTCGCACACTAAACACAATCATCACCAACACAATATCCGGCGCGTCATTAAGCAACAATCGGATAACATTGCCCGCTGGCACTTATACAGTCACTGCACACGCACCTGGGCTTGATGTTAATCGGCATCAAGCCGTGTTGTTTGGTGTGAGCGGCGATACAGGAAATTTAATTGTTGGCACAAGCGAAAACACCACTGACAATAGCCTGAGCACAAGTAATCCTGTCTGCACAAAAAGCGTAATTGTTCAGCGCTTAACTCTATCAACAACAACCGTCTTGGAGTTGCGTCATAAATGCAGCGTTACAAGAACAGGAAATGGGCTTGGTGCTGCTGCATCCACTGGTGCAGGTGAGATTTATTCTACTGTATTTATTGAGCGCGTTTTATTGCCGACGGTTTATCCGTGGTTATTGCCATCAGGCACGCCGACAAATGTCGCTGTCGCAGAAAACGATCCGCTAACGGATGCGATTTGGAAACTGGAAGGACAAACACTTGCGGCGCGGAATATCGCGTTTATCAACACCGGAGCGGGTTCTACTTACACAATGAC